TTAATAGACGGACAATACTATTTTACTGGGTATTGCGTTGCAAGCGATGGTTCTTTTAATAAAACAATAGGTGGATTTAGTTCACATGCAAATTGGCAACCAGCAACAGAAAAAGAAGTTTTTGACGCCTTAAAAAGAGCAGCTATTAAAATGGGATATAAAAAAGCTTTGTATTGTATTTTTGGAAAAGTTAAGCATGTTAGAGCTATTAATGGTCATGAATTTTATATGAGAGTTTCTCACAATAAATTTTTTATTGGAACTGATTGCATTTTTGAAGAAGGAGAATGGGTTGAGATAGTTAATAAAAATTTATTGTAATGGCGAAAAACGGAAACATACACCCGACAAGGGTATTTAGAACTCCAGACGAATTGGAACGAGCTTTTGAATTATATAAAGAAGATTTGATAATTCAAGCAGGTAGCTGGCAAAAGGTGCAGTATGTAGGCAAAGAAGGGCAGCGAATGAGCGACGATCTAAAGTTGCCATACACAATGGAGGGGTTTAGTGTATTTTGCTATAAAAATTATGGAGTTGTTCATCAATATTTTAAAAATCAAGACGGTCTCTATTCTGACTTTATGCCCATCTGCTCGCACATAAAGGAAGAAATCAGATCAAATCAGATTACTGGGGGAATGACAGGAGTGTTTAACACAAGCATCACGCAAAGATTAAATAGCTTAGTCGAGAAAATTGAAGATGTTACACCTGTAGCGCCAAAGAAAATAATTGTAAAAATTAAACGAGATGAAAATAATACTCCTTAAAAAATCAATCTTACTTATTAGAATTAATCCGGAAGATGACTGCTGCAGATGTTTGTTTATTTTTTCAATTAGTTGGAACGCTTTTAAATTTGATGTATTAAATTTTGACTTTGAAGCCTTTACAATGAAACAAATTAAAGAATTTTACGTAAATTTGGCGCATGACTGGGATCGAAAGTATAGAATTTGAAGACGGGATATTTAACGAATTGTATCACGAAATAGATGGAGCGTTTTCTGACGAGAAGATACGCTTCATTTTTATTTATGGCGGTTCCTCGTCCTCAAAGACATTTTCTTATGTACAAAAGTCAATTGTTTACATGATGGAAGGCGTAGATAACAATAGCCTAATATTTAGAAAATTTTCAGTTGATATTGAACAATCAGTATTTCAAGACTTCAAAACAATAATTAACGATTGGGGGTTAAACGAATATTTTAAAATACAAAAGCATTATATTGAATGTCTATTGACAGGGTCTTATGTTAGGTTTAAGGGTTTGGATGACAGCGAGAAGATAAAAGGATTGTCTGGAATAAAAAAGATATGCCTGGAAGAACTATCGCAGTTTGATATGATTGACTTCAAGCAGGTAAAGAAACGTTTAAGAGGATTAGTAGGGCAGCAGATAATTGGAATTTTTAATCCAGTTTCTGAACTGTCATTTATTAAGACACAAATATTTGATAATGAAATTTTTACAGATTTTGAAAGCAAAATACAATCTAAGCAAATTAACGATAAAGGAGATACAATTGTATTACGCACTTGTTATCTTGACAACATTTGGATTGTTGGTAACGGTAAAGGTGGTGGGTTTATTGACGTCCATGTTATAGCAGATTTTGAGCGCGATAAAATAAATGACATTAATTATTATAACATTTATGCATTGGGTAATTGGGGTAAACTTAGAACCGGTGGCGAGTTTTTAAAACAATTTAAAAGCGATAAGCACGTAGGTACCTACCCTTATGATCCAACACTACCAATTCATATATCGTTCGATGAAAATGTACTGCCTTACTTGACGTGCAACGTATTTCAGCTATCAAATAATGTTTTACGACAGATAGACGAGATAATGTTAAAGGATCCTTTAAACACGCTTAAAGACACGTGCGAAGAGTTTATAAAAAGATACGGATTAAATAGGCAAGGGCTTTTTATTTATGGAGATGCGACCAGTCGCAAACAAGATACTAAAATTCAAAAAGGGCAAAACTTTTATTTATTGATTAAAGGATATCTGAAAGCGATGCGGCCTGATTTTAGAATACCTCGCACTAATCCATCAGTAATCATGTCCAGAAACTTTACTAATGAATTATTAGCCGGAGAGGTTGAGGGCGTTACAATTGCGTTTGATTCTAAATGTCGCAATTCAATAAATGACTATCAGTATTGTACCGAAAATGAAGAGGGTAAGGTAAATAAGAAAGTAATTAAAGACAAACTTACTGGTCAAAGCTACCAGGAGTTTGGTCACGCTTGCGACACGCTTAGGTACATCTTAGTTTCAATGTTTAGTGACAAGTATAAAAAGTACATGAAAGGTTAAAGTAATGTTAAAGTTTTATTTGTTTGGTTAAATAACTAAATTGCTTGTGTATCTTTACACCAGCAATAAAGCGAAACACTAAATATAGGAACTATGAAAAACTCAACAATGAATACAGAAATTACAAAAATGGCTAACAGATTAGCTGTTTTAGTAAACAGATGGGAACAAGTTGGTTCTGATTTGACTGATAGAGCATTAACTTGTCTATCTATGGATTTAGACTTTATGTCTTTTGAAAACGCTACAACTAAAAGTATGTTTTTTACTGCTGTAGTTGAAGCAATGAGAGTTAATAATAACGTTGAGTACATTAAAATTTTCCCTTTGATGTATATGGATCAAAATGGTAATTATACAACAGATCAATCTAAATGGGCTTAATGCCTGTTTAGATTTTTAACATAAACATCATGACAAAAAAACAAAAATATATTAGTGCTTACTTAGATGGTTATTTTTCAGATAAAAATATAAAATATGGTTTTTCTTATTTTAATGAATTAGATAAAACAAGAAAACAAGCAGAAAAAAACTATATGAAAACACAAAACTTAATTAATTTTGAAAAGCTAATTTACAAAAAAGAATCATCTAGTTTCTTAAAAAAATATAATAGATTTAAAAAATGGAGGATTTATTATGTTGTAAAAAACAAAATAATATTAAACTATTTAATTATAAAAAATGCAATATTCAATTGAAATACTAGAAAAAGAAAGAATAATTTTAGAGAATTGTTTGAAAGGTTTTAATAAAGAAGATTACCCCGAAGCTTTTAAGGATAGAAATAAAAAGCACAAAGAATTAATAAAAGCAATTAAATATTTAAAGAGTAACTTTATAATTTAACACTAAAACAAAAAACCCGCTACTAATTGCAGCGGTCTTAACTTTAAAATAAAAAACATCATGAAAAACAAAAACTTTATTTTAGGAACGATTATATTAGGTGTGTTTTATCTTCCGATTATGTGGGTAGCATTACAATCTATCTTATTTATTTTACGTTTAATCTTTAATTTATGAAAATAGAAACAGAATATAACTTATCGGAAATTGTTTTTTTAATTACTGATAATGAGCAATTACAAAGAATTATAACGGGAATACAAATTTCTTGTAATCAAGTTGTCTACAGGCTTGCTTGCGGTACTGTAGAGAGCTGGCATTATGATTTTGAATTTGTAAAAGAAAAAACATTTAAATTATAAAACTATGGAAATATCACAACTACCAAAAGAAGTAAAAGAAAAAGCATTGGAGTATCAAAGGAGTGCAAATGAACGTTGGAACAAAACAACAGATAATTTACTATTTTCGTTTAATTGGAAAGATACAAAAGAAGAAGGGCCTTATTGGGGACACTGGTGTGTGTCAGAATTTAAAGAGACAGAATCATGAAAAGTATAGAACAAAAAATAAAACAAGCCGATATGCTATTAAATAGTTTAGCTACAATTAAAGACCCAATAACACACGAAAGAAGAAATAGATATTATTTTGTTTTAGCTATTTTTAATAAAAAAAGAGATGCTTTAAATAAAAAATTAAATTTACTTCAACTAAGTAAACAAACTGAAGAAACAAAATTAAATTTGTTTCAAGAAAAAAGAGCCATAAAGGAGGCTAATGTAACAAGTATTACTTATAAAAGGTCTCAAAAAATATTAAAAAAACAAATCGATGCTAGGCATAACATTAAATAGATTCGCAAAGATAAGATCTCAAGGCGAAAATGTAAAGTATAAATTATTGACTAAGATACTACTGGAGAAAAAGCCTGTAAATAAATTTAAGTGCAAAGAAATACAAGATCTTACATTAGATGAATTAGTTAATGCAGAAATGTACTTTGAAGATAAAGATTATAGTAAATTTTGTGCTATATTTGTAATGCAAAAATGGTGGCAAACTATTTACATTCACAACATGTCATTCATTATTATGGAGTTTCTTTGCCAGCAAAGAATGCATTATGATTTATATGATTATCTTTTTGATCCACCAATTTACGGAGAAGATGCAAAAGAGACGACGGGTTCAGAATTAAAAAAGGAATTTGTAGAAAGGTTCGGGAACTATGTTGTATTAATGGATGTCATATGTAAAGGAGATATGACTAAGTATAAGGCAGTAGAGCAATGGAAGGTAAGTGAGTTCTTTTTTTGGGCAAACTATTTAACAGGTCAAAGAATAATAGAAGGAGTTAAATAAAAAAAATGGGAAACATTATAAGATACTTTAACGGTAAAGATTATAGATATACTTTTATAGATCAATTTTTTATATTTATAGGTTTTTTGGGAATAATGAATTGGACTTTATTAATTGTTTATATTATTTTTAAATAGATGGCAAATCAATTATCACAATTATTAACATTCATCATTGAGGTTTACGACGCAATACCACTTGTCAACACTATCTGTTTTAAAGATGACGACGTGGTTGACGTGGAAAAAGAAAATATTTACCCGCTTGTTTCTATTCAGTTATTATCTGGCCCAGCACCTGACTGGTACAATAGGCAGTACATAATTGCGTTTGAAGTCTTAAACCAACGCGACGATACAAAGGCCTCAACAGGATCTAAGCTATTAGCTGACACAAACTACATTGACAACATTGGTATTACCGATAGCATCGCAAATAATTTTTTAATGGAAGTTTTAAAAAACCATAATGATTTAGATATACAAATTGTTGATGGCAGCATGTCAACATTTGAGCCGGTAAGAAAAGACGAACGAAATGCCCTTGATGGTGTTAAGTTTTCTGCCACATTTATGATGCATCAAAATGGAATATAGTGTAGGACAGATCAGGCAGTATATAAGGGAAGTGATAAGGGCATCAAAGAATACTGCTCGAGTTGATTCTGGATTGTTAAAAGATACAATGCGTGGGGCGTATATTGGCAGAACTAAATCAATTGAATTTCGTCAATTATTTTATGGGGCCTACGGAACCAACAGCAAGTTAATTGCTAATGCAGAAAAAATGATACCTAAAGATTTGCCGTGGACGGTAATTTTTGAAGATGAAGAAGGCAGAGAGACCACGGTAAAAGGCAAGACGAGAACGGGAAGGGATATAAGAAGGTCGGCAATATCTCAGGCAAATGTAGGTACTGATAAGATTAAGCAATTATTAAAATCTTTAAAGATAGCAGATGGCAGCACGAAAAACGATACAGCAGAAGGAAGTGGAAGCACTAACAAAGAATAGTTTACTTGAATTAGGCGACGTTATTAAAGTTGTAACTGCTCGTAATTCTAAAGTTAGTAAGTTGCAAAAAGATCACTTAAGAGATTCCATAGGACGTGCCGTAAAGCCTTTCAATGTTTTAATTTTATCGCAAAAATTTTACGGTCAATTTAATACTCCAAAAGGTCAACCAACTCCAAAGGATCGTAAAAACTTAACTAACACGCCAATGGAAAACGCAATTGCAGAATACCTTCCAGACGCAACTAATGTTTACATAAAAAATATGATTGATTTATTAATTAGCCCAATAGTTTAACATGCCATTAGCAACGCCCGCATTAACAAATATAAGTACTAAGGCTCAAATTTATTTAGCAGAGTCTCCGGTACATTTTAATTTTCAAAACGAATTAGCAGACGCAAGCATTGCAAGTGTTACAATTGAAGTTTATATATGGAGAGGGTTTCAAACAGCTGATCTTCCTGCAACGCCACGACTTGTTTTTAACAATGTAAAAAAAGTTAGTCCGGCAGACAAATACATTGCAATTGAATTGCATAACGAAATAAAAGCATTTATAACTTCTTCTAACCTCAATAAAAATAACCCCCAATATGCGTACAACACAACTTCAGGAGCGACGACAGCGGGGGAAGGGGTTTACTTTCATGTAGTTTACAAAATAGATACTGAGAGCGTGAAACAATTAGGATCTTTCTTTGCCACTTCGGGTTATCGTTATTCATTCGAACAATTAGGCGGTCCTTACAGTAGTTACAATGACGTGGAAACCGTTAGAAAGTTTGCAAAATCAATCAATTATGATAAGTTTACTATTAATCTTACTACAGTTGTAGCGACTTCTCAGTCAGGATCTGGAGCCAATGGCTTAATATTACAGCAAACAGTTGTACCAGTTACAAGAATGCAGCAGACAGGCGTCACTTGTAAGCTAGCTTACTTAAATAGATTAGGTTTATGGGACACATTTACTCCTTTTGGAAAGTTTGTCACTCAGGAACCAATAAAAAGAGACGAGTTTGC